GCATTCACTTCAGTCTTATGTTTCGGATCTCCTGGTGAATATTTCATAAGAATATCGTCAATATTTGTCATAAAAAACTCATATATGTCTTTATTTTTCACTATAGTATTCACATTGACATCCGAAACCGGATTACATGTGGGATTTGGAGCATAAGCAAGGAGTTCCCGCTTGTCACATGTATTATGTATATGTGGGAACACTAATATGGTCTTTAATGGATCCAGTTGAACAAATGGTATGGTATATCCCTTCAAAAATTCTCCTTCTTCAGCGATCGCTTTATTATCATTGTACCTAGTTTGAAGTAACAGCTTGCGACGAAACGCAAACGTCCCTGCAGTCGCATGATTAGGGCCATATGGTCCAAACTTATACATCTGTGAGATGTGTTTAAAGTAAACAAAAACAATACTAGACCCTGCACACAATGCTTTGGGATTTGCAAGTAAGGTGTCAACCGCGTGCGATACGCGTTCGGGCGGATAGTAGTCGTCATCATCTTGATAAATGATGATATCTCCTTGAGCCTTGTCGTGCATGAGATTTCTCTTCTTACCCAGTATCATTTGACTGTCGTACTTATAATACTTGACCTGCGGAATATGACATACTAGATCTTCGACCTTGTCTGTCCCATCATCGATAATGATCCATTCCATTCTATCCTTGGGGTAATCGTAATCATTGAAGCATTTGATCGCCATATCCCAAAAGGGTCGTCGATTGAAGGTAGGCGTACATATACTTACAAACGGTAGATGATCGTTGTCTCCCATTCTGTCCGGCGTAACATGTATCTGTTTGTTAAGTTTATGTGATGAGGTGTTTCCAGATGATGGGGTTTTCTTGGAGGGCATATATAGGAGTATAATAACATCCCTATATATTAAATTTGTTCTTAACCTACCTATTTTTTATTACCTATTAGTGTCTTCAAATAATGTTTTATTCGATCCTTTCGACTTTTTTTGGTAGTATGTCTTATTTTCTTGTTTGACCTGGTCTTCCGAGTAGTATTGATCTTATATTTCTTCTTGTTTTTACGGGTGGTTTTCGAGGAAGTCTTTGATTTCTTCTTTTTTGTAGCGGGTTTCGAGTGTGTTCCCTCAGCATTAGCGATGCCGCCTGGACGATACTTCAGAAACCATTCCTCGTATTCTTTGGATGACCTGTCAGATTTTAATTTGTTGAACATAACTGTCTTTTCTGCACGCATGTCCTCAATAGTCTCTTGACGTCCATAGCAGTTTATACTGAATCGCTTAAGCACTCCTTTTTGATTTAATCGATTTTTCTCTTGCACCTCGTATAAGAACTTGGCCATACACATAAGACGGTCTAAATTATAGTATTCTCTCTTGGAGTACAAAAATGCAAGGTATAAACTAAGCATTGTGTCGATGGTTGCAATATGTACCGGAGACCCATCAATATTGATCTTATTATAGTTGTGGCAAGCCATTGGCTCGTAAATGAATGCAACCGTATCAATATCGTTCACCATTACTTGATAATGTGGAGAAACTACCTCTCCGACTCCTTCTTTGCGACAAACCTTCACTCCACTTATCCCTTCTGCGTCTAGCTGTTCCTTAAGAATAGTTGCGGTTGTCTTGGCGTCTTCTGAGAAAACATCGAAGTCGGGTATGTTTTCTAACTTTTGCTTCACATGCTGTGGCATGTATTTCAGGTAAGTAGATATAGCGAACCCCCCGAAAAATACAACACCTTCTCCGACAAGGGTATCTTTAACAATATTGTACAATGTTTTGTCATTTACTAATTTCTGTGTGGCGGGGGATAGTTGTCGTTGAAATAGTGTTTTCTCGCAGTCCATTTTTTTGAGGGGATGATGCTTATTCAAGAGAGAAATCCGCTTCAATACCTTCTCCCATCGACTCACGTCTCCTTCGGGACGAGAGAGTTCAAGGTACATAGACATTCGCAGATAGTTGGGCGGACAGTATAGGATACCTCCAACCGTGTGCGCATCCTTCTGCAACGTGTCGAAAATGTCTTTATTTAAGTATGTGATATCGGCCATACCAATGAAGTTAACAAACACCTTGTAGGTGCCGTGATGCTGTCCTGATTTTGCTTCGACTTCTTCGAAACCCGCATTGTAGAATATGTCGGATAGTTCCTTCGCGTCCTTTACTGGGTTTTTGCTGAAGAAGTCATAATCAGCAAGATCTGTATCTTTATTATAAAACTTGTCGTGTTTGGGTAGTAGCGCATTAATGGCTGTACCTCCATAGCATACTAGACGCTTTCTGCGAAGAAACTGTTCCACTATGGAGATCATTTTTTGAACATCTGCTGAGTTCACTACACGTTTAGACTGTACTTCTCCAGCCTTGTCCACCGCAGCACGCAAGATAGCCATCTCGCATTCTTGGAATGTCATTTTTGAATCACAACTTGGGTGTCTAAATTTCATGGACTATTTGACGTACAGTATATAATGTACGACGAAAAGAAATATTTACATGATGTAGCTGATATACGAATACTGTATATGATTACAATGAATATTTTGATCCTAATGGTCCCTCTAATTTTCTGGGAGCGAACGACAACGCAGGATCTTGTTTTTTGGGAATGGGAACACACTTCTGGATATACCTAAACTTGGCAGGCTTTAGCACAAACGCGTGATTTTCTTTGTTAAAGAAGAAAGTCTGTTCTTCAAGATTTACATCGCTTTCTTGGTAGCGCACCGCGACCATCTGAATGCCCAAGTTTCGACATAGAACGGAACTGGGATTGGGTGGCGACATCTCCAACTCATTGGGGGTACATATGGTCATATTACGACGGTTGTATTCGGTCAGCTCTTGTGTGTTGGGGTTGTTCACCACCTCATCTACCGATAATTTACGGCAGAATATAGATCCACTAGACATATTAACATACTTAAAAAATGAGGGCACATCTGCAAATGTACGATTGTTATTATTCACGATAATCACTATTTTACCCATCAACGTTTCAAGAGGTACTTTACCAAAGTTCTCGTAGTTGTTCTCATTTCCATACTTAGTAGCATCAAGTAATCGGGATGCATGACTCTTGAGTATCTTTGCAAGATTGTTGTACATAGCAACGTTAGTACTCTTGAACCGGATATGCACAATGATGGGATCTAGTGGATTCGGAACTGTTCCTGCAGCGAATGCGTAACTGGTTAACATATTCATGACATCGCTGAATTTGACACTGTTAAGTGTTTCTTTTACATAGTTATTATTCTCCGTCGAGGTAGCCACTACAGGTTCGTCGCCTATCGAGTATATTTCAAAATCTAGACCGCGTGCGCCCTGCTTCATAACACTCTTTAACGCGCATGTTGATACTATCCCATTCTTATAGTCCCCTGTGCTACAACAGTTATAGGCTGTCTTAATATAGTAGTCGCGAAACATATGATCGAAATCTCCACTGTTCGTTGATGTATATGCCGAACTAATCTTTCCATTCATCTTTCCATAAAGAGAATCAAACCTTTTACAGGTGGTATTTTCTTTGGTGGACATGGTGTAAAACGTCCAAACAAGGTACAGCGCGATAATAACCACTCCCGTATATATGAACACACTAATGGTCTTCTTATTCATATTTTTTACCAGTTCGACTGGATTTGATGTTGGTGGAGTTGTAGATTCCATGTATTGTCTGTCTACCGTACCGCGACATTTTTTATTTGTCCATGGAGCGAAGCTGTCTTGGAATGGACGAGTTACAGTCTATATCTACCAATGACAACAACGACTTAAATATTTATGTACGAGTACAGTAATACCAATAAGATATGCCAGGCGGTCTTATGCAAATTTCAAAACATGGCGACAAAGATGTCATACTTACAGGAAACCCAAGCAAATCATTTTTCAAAGTGGCATACAGTAAGCATACTAACTTTGCGCTACAGAAGTTCCGGGTAGATTTCGAGGGTGCGCGATCACTCCGCATGAGCGAAGAGACAAAGATGTCCTTTAAGATCCCAAGGTATGCAGATCTTCTTATGGATGCATTCGTGTCAGTAAATCTCCCACATATTTGGTCGACCATCATGCCACCTAAAACAAACGATATTGATCCAACAATGAACACTGGTGCATGGGTTCCATACGAGTTTAAATGGATTGACCATTTAGGTGCCATGATGATTGCAAACATATCCATCACTTGTGGTAATTTTACAATACAAGAGTACAGTGGCGAGTATCTTCTTTCCATGGTGCAGCGCGATCTCCCTGCCGACAAGCGCGAACTTTTCTATCGCATGATTGGACATGTACCTGAAAACAATGACCCGTCCAACTCAGGCTCACGTGTCAATGTGTATCCAAACGCGTTCTTCACTGAATCACCAAACGGCGCTGAACCATCGATTCGAGGTAGACAATTACTTGTTCCTATTAACGCATGGTTCTGTATGAAATCGCAAAGTGCTGTCCCACTTGTGAGCCTTCAATATAACGAGATGCACATTCATGTAACATTTCGACCGGTTCAACAGCTCTTTAAAATCCGTGATGTTCTGGACAGTGAAAACAACTACCCGTATATTGCTCCTAATTTCAATCTGGAGTACATGCAGTTCCATCGCTTCCTGCAAACTCCCCCTAATGTTGCGTTAACCCAGGAATCGTATGACGACCGACGCACAGGGTGGAACGCAGACGTGCATCTCGTTTGCACATATGGGTTTCTATCAAAGGACGAACAACGTATATTCGCATCAAAGGAACAGAAATATCTCATTAAACAGGTGCGCGAACACGTCATAAAAGACATTGCCGGAACGAAAAAAATCGAACTGGACACACATGGGTTAACAACTGGTCTTATGATGTCGTTCAAACGCAACGACATCCACATGCGTAATGAGTGGTCAAACCGTAGTAATTGGCCATACAACTATATTCCATATGATATTACCGCAGCGCCAACTACGACGATTAGTAACTATAGTGCAATCACGCACCCTATTATTCGGGTGCATCCCAATGGAACTATTGAAGAACTACATATTGGTCCCGGGGTGAACGCAAATGGTATGCAGACAGGTTGGTACTTGACTGGTGACTACAAGATTGCGAACACGCGAGATATTTTGGAATCCATGGCGATATTGTTTGATGGAAATTATAGAGAAAACAGTCAGGCAGCAGCGGTGTTTGATTACGCTGAAAAATATGGACGCAACCTAGGAAACGCTGGAGACGGGCTTTACTGCTATAATTTTTCATTGAACGATAGCCCACATATTGGGCAACCTAGTGGAGCCGCGAACTTGTCGTCTTTTGAAACAATTGAACTCGAAATCACGACCATTGTCCCACCATTGGATCCTAACGCACAGACACTGGCGATCTGCGACCCCGACACGGGTGCTCTCGTAGCGATCAACAAGCCGTCGTGGCGCATATACGACTACAATTACGACCTCACCGTGTTCGAAGAAAAGTACAACATCCTACATTTTGTATCTGGAAACTGTGGAGTATCGTACATGTCTTAAACCGTTGAAAAACGGGCAGATACCTCTAACAAGTTGAACTTACGCCCATAGTAGGTAAAACATGGAAGCGCATTGCGCGTCTATGTGTTACAGATTGAATACGATTAGCGACGTCTATAGCGGTGGTTCCTCTTGGATTTCCTTGAGTTATTGTGTTTCTTGGTTTTCATAGACTTCCTATATCTCTTAGATTTCTTAACGCGCTTCTTTGATTTTTTATTTTTTCTAGTCTTACGTTTTTTACCTCCAAATATAACATTGTCTTCTTCTCTGGCTGCAAATTCGTTAAGGTCTTTGGATCCGTATTGGCCGGTGTGTGCATGGTCTATATCTTCCAGAAGCACTAATTCCATTCTACCTAGAGGTCTATCAATTGGATCTAATGCTTGATATTCTTTCATGCGCCTCTCGGCTGCTTCTCTTTCCAATCTCTTTATAATATCACTTTTCTTGCGAATTTCTTCTCGTTGTTCTGGGTATCTTGTCCAGGTATCAACAACACTATGATGTATATTTTTTCTTTCATCTTCTATTTCCTTAATAGGTGCGGGTATATCTACATTCTTGCCACTTCTATACTCGTTTAACTGCTTGGTTGCCTCAGCTGGTGTTAAAAGTGACATTACTGGACTAGGTGTTTTCATAGTTCTTGGACTGGTTGTTGTGCTCACTGTTTCAGCCACAGATACTGGAGATAATTCTCCGGCCTTTCTTTTTTTATTGTTATCAAACTCTGTAAGGCTGTTTTGTCGTTGAAAAATAGGCATCGATAAGTGTATATATTATAACAATAGTATAATTTCATCTACATTCATGCTGATTCGCTACTTTCATCCATGTCTTCTATAGGAGGCGGTGGAACAAATCCATCAGAACTGCTGTCTTCCATTCCATCTATAGGTGGAGGTGGTGGAACAAATCCTTCGTCGGAACTGCTTAACTCCAAGTCGCTGATCGGGGGCGGTGGTGGAACAAATCCATCGTCGGAGGATGTATCAACCGTCTCACCGATCTGTATGCGCGGCAATGGTTCGTCGTCGTCGGACTCCGCGTCGGATACATCGTCATCAGGTACGGATATCTCCACTATGGAAGAGGGATCGTCAATGGGAACAAGATCGGTGTCAGGTTCAGGTTCTGCTAAAACAGCGGATGATATAGCTGATACGGTTGCGGCGACCGCGGAGGCAATGGTTGGAATGGCTGGCGGAACGAATTCTGCTTCGCTCTCTCTCTTCTCAGAGGTGGCCAACTTTTTACCGATGGTAAATCGAACCACTTGTGGATCATGATCATCTAGCAGCCAACTACCAACCGTGGAAGGTTCTTGACACAATATATATGTAGTCGGTTTGTCATGACGTTCTACCGCCATACGTGCATATTTATTAGAGTTTAGAGTGTTAAGGTTCTCACGCAGTTCATTTGCGTATAGTTGAATACTGTCACGAATAAACTGACGATTACCACTGCGTGCGTACTCTTTCATATTAGATTTGATAGTTGCTACATGTTCATTGAGAAGGTCAGTTGCGGTATGAACCAGTATTTGTTTATCCTTATTATCGACAAGAGATACTCTTGAATACATTACTTCGGATGTACTCACATCGTCACGTAATTTCATAATGGCTTCACGCTTTTTATGAACAGCTTCTTCCGCCATACGATCATTTTCATACACATCATGTGTTTCCACTACTTCGTCACCAGTGATATACCCAAACATACCATCATTCATCAATCGTATAACATTCTTACTGTATTTGTGCATTGTTTCTAACTCGCTAGCACGTTCTTTACGGATGTTAAATGTGGAACCAGATTTCAGTTTAATATCCAGTTGGCACGGGTTCTTGGTGTCCCCACATATTGCTATATGAACTGTCTCATCTTTATTGGATGTAGTTGTAAATGTGCTCCCCACCTTTCGTCCGCAGCTGACACACGTAGGGGTGAATTTGCGAAACATGTCACGCCTCTCTCGATTCGACTTAGTCGCATTTTTAATCCCTTTTTTTTTATTGGATATGTCTCCTTCATACCTAGATTTAAGTTGATAATACCTATTTAGTGAGTCCGTGTATTTTTCGACTGCCATTCCAGATGGAGTAGTTTCGTTGCTAATACTAGCGCTAGATAACATCGACGAACTTCCGTTATTCATAATTTGGGTATATGTAGTATACCATTATTTTTTTACACCGCATCATACTCGTTCTCCCATGAAGGAAGTCCGGTGATGTTCGCGTGAGATTGGTTTTTTTTCGCATCTTGATAGTTCTGAATGCGCGACAGAATATAATGTTGTTTTTGTCTATCCTTTAGCATTTTCTGTGACGGCGTAGGTTTACCCTTGTACTTATAATAGAGTAGTGTCCCAAATATAAATACGACAATGCATGCGATAGACCAGTTCAACATATCATTATAGTACTTTTTCTTAAAGGTTGCACAATTATGCAGCGTTTCTCCTATAAAGTATTTAGTTCCAGGTTCAACCAATCTTGGGGTATCGATGATAATATCTGAAAACGAGTTCATATTGGGTAGTACACCTTTCTTTTATTATATCTCGGTAAAATAGACACATTTGATCATGTCGAAAAAAACAGACACGACAGATAATAGCACTTCGGCAATATCATTCACCCTAATAATGTACATTCTATATTTTATGTATCTCAAACCAGTGTTCGACCTTGCTACTGTAGAATCGCCACCAAAATATGAGGAAGCCATAAAAACTACTTATGCAACAACAGCAATTCTTTTTGTATGTGTTATCATAATTCAACTAGGGTTTAACGCACTCGGATATCAATCCAAATGCGACGGTAACTTTGTAGCGAACTTTGGAAAGGTATTTGGAGCCACGTTCATTCCATGGTTTGCTATCATGGGAAGTGTGATGATATCGCTGATAGTATTTCCAGGATTTAAGGGTGCCTTTTCTAATGTAGTAGGGTACTACGCCGTAGCCAATTCGGCCAATGATATACTGGTATCTCTTCTCGGGTCTAGTGATATTAATGCTAAACTTGATGATATTCCTGATGATAGTAACACTAACACTACTAAAGACCAACTATCCAAGACAGCTGGGGCAATCGTGAAGATTGTTGGTAACACATCGCTCTTGATAAATCAGATCACTCCGTCCAACTTCAACGAGTTCTGGAAGACACTTACTCCTCTTATCAAACCGGAACTACAGGATCCAGGGCAGCACCGAGACCTAAAGGAACAACTCCTAGAGAATGTAGTATTGAAGGACAACATTGGTGAAGCCTGTTGGTACGTGTACACCATGATTCTTCTAGTTACTGTAGTCAAATCAAACATTGCAGAACTGCCATGCGCAACGTCAGTTGCTGCAATTAATGAACGCATGGACAAATATACCAAGAAGCAGGATACAATTGACGCTGAAAACAAGAAAAAAGAATCTGTTGTCTATAAAAGTTAGGAACATCCTTAAAACTTAAAACAAAATATGTGTACGTAAAACATACCACGATAATCGTGATATGTTTAGAATATGAAAGAATTACATTATGTCACCCGAACGGGTTCATAGTGACCACCACTCCATTCCAACTCAATAGTTCGGTCGAATGACGCTGTTACAGGCAAAAACTCTATACTCGGACGCGTTCGATCACGTGTGCATATGTTGCGCACCACGATGCGCAACCGCCACAGATTGCATGCCGCCTGGATTTCGATTGCCCCACCCCAAGTTCTGGGATTGCGCATCTTATTGATATAGTTGGCACCCGCGTCCAGTTCCAGAATCTGTCGTGTTTCGATGCCGTCAATGAGAGGGTGATCTGCTGCGAGGTATCCGCATATGTCAGACCGTATCTGGTCACTCGATAGGGGGAGGAAGTGACTCATACTGTTGAACAGACAACTCATTGTGTCTCTCGTAATATAGTGGGTATTGAAAATAATCCGCCACATTATCACATGATGGGTTTTAAGCAATAGAACTGTACGAATAGGTAGCATAATATGGCCATTATGATAGAAACCATCCATATCGGGATGATGGTCTTCTTTCTAAAGCCCAACCCGAACTGACGGATGCTACCGTCTTCTTCAAAAAGAAAATGAGGCGCTCCATATATGATGATCAAAAACAATCCTGTGAAAAGGAACAGTGCGAAGTAGGTGGGGTTTTTTATAATGTCGCGATGGTTCATTGACTACAGATACTGTACTCTACTTCGATAAAAAACCGCGCGACAGGACTTGTTGTTGTCAATATTCCAATATTACAGACCTACTATTATTCGTAGTCGTCCTCGTCCTCGTCTCCATATGGATCTCCATCTGCGTCATCTCCGCGAACCATTGATAAGTTGCGTTCGTCTTCGTCCTCATCGACCTGGCGATCCATGTCTGCTAAATAGTCATCCGTATATTGTTCCAGGTTCTCCTCGGTGACCCCCCGATTGCTATTTCGGACTCGTTGCTCGATTTCTTGCATTTTATCTAGGAATTCCCTTTCGTTGTCGTAGTCTTCTTTCACATGAAAGCGTAAGCTCTTTTGTAGTCCTTTTCCCCATACACCTTGTTTGTTGGCCTTTTTGATGTTATCAAGATCACGATCGGCCTGTTCTTTCATGTTCTCTAGACGACTCGTGATAAGTTCTTTCTCTCCCTCGCGTATCATAAAGTTGGTATTCATAATGCTTGCATACGATGATTGTATAACGCTCTTGTGGTTATACATCATGCGAACATACTGATGTAACAGGTTCGCAGTGGTTGTCTGCATCTTCTTCATGTCGCTCATGTATATGGTGGGATCAACTGTTGGGATCTCGCTCTCCTCGCGGAGACGCAGGTCATCGAGATTGTACTCGCCGGTGTCGGAACTCAGATTGAGTAGTTTGTCGTCTGCAGATAATTTTACATACGCGTGCATAGTGGTGAGCAGGTAATACTCGAATAACATTTTGCAAGTGGTTTTATCCAACACAGACACGATGGATACTCCCTTCGTATCTTTTTTGGATACGTCGACTATCGGAATCTCCGTGAAGTAGGGTGTGTGTGCAGCCATCTTCATTACAGTGTCGCAATTGCTTCTCATCGCAGCCAGAACATGTGTAATACTTGGTTCATTGTAAAAAGTCTCTAAAGCAGCATAATCTCCAGCCACAGTGGTGTTAATCGCTGCGACAGCCTTGCGTGATAACCCATTGCGCTTAGCTGTGGCATACGACATAGTTGTATCGTGAGATACCTTACTGAGGATAGTTTTCGGGAATACCGTCGAGAGGTTCTGAATATACGTATTCATAAATGCAAACATGTTATAATATGGACTACTATGATTGACATCCATATCATTATCCTCGTCCCACGAGGATAACGTCGCCATGAAAGTAGACATCGTTTTCTTCTGTGCAGGAGGCATCTTCGTATGATTGCTGATGAACATAGCGATATCTTTTCGCATGTTCTCAGACTGCTTTGACAATGCGTTGCGCAGCGCGCGCACATCGGGAGACGACCTGTAGGTGTCATAGTCGAATGTGTCTAATACTATCTCCAGCGCGCGCATGATTTCGACTATGGGGTCTTCCTTATCTATCATGGTTTCCATACAATTTGTCATGACGTTACGTAGGCGCTGCACCTGAGTTACAACACCAGTATCATATTGTGTATTTACCTGGTTCTTCGCCCCACTAACATGCAGTAGTTTATATAAGTATTCTTCATCATAAACCTTCCCTTCGTCCTTCAGTTTTCGTATCTTTTCCGAGGTGGGATCCGACTTGGAGAAGTTGATGGGTTTACCTCCACATATCGCGGATAGATCGTCGTCCAATATGGACTGACGGTTGAACTGGCATATGGAGATGAACGCGCGATAGATGGTCGCCTCACTGTATTCATTTCCGAGTGACGCGCGTGCGTTCTTATCGTCAATGCTGCAGAATATGGAGAGTGCGCGGGACAATCGCTTTACGTCTGTGATTATGTTCTGCATTCCACCCATTACCTTTTCTGACCGCATGATATCACCATTGATGTTTGAGAAATATTCATGTTGCGTATTTCCCATCGAACGGTTGCTCTGTTGTCCCGTATTTCCGATGCCGAACTCGTCTATGAATAGTTCGTCAATACCTGTGCGATGTCCTTTTACTTCGTCAATGGTTTGCTGGATACCTAGTTGATATGCCATAGAGAACTGAACAAGCTTGCCTTGGATTGCATCGAGCTTACTCCACTGTGATGAACTGCCCATTTTAATATCTGATACCAGCATATCTCGGAACCCACTGGCCAATGGTTCCAGGCGATTAATGCGCACGGTGCGCAACGGTGGCATAAACGTTGCCCACTGTTCTACACGGTTCTCGTCGGGAACCATCTCATCAGTGTGGTCTATGAGATACTCTCGTTTGGTAGCCATCTTAGCAGTAACGTCCACATTGGTTGTGTAGTATGCCTCTATGAACGATTTAGTCTTTTTCATGATGTTTTCGGGTGATTTGCGACGCAAAACGCTCCAGACACCAGCAGTGGTTGTACCTTTACGCGCAACGCATGCGAGGTATGCGAGACCACTTGTATCGCCATCGCCATCCATGGGATATCCACTGAAAGAGCGTATGCATCCTGGATATGTCTTCTTAGTAATCACTGATGGAACCGACGTCTGTATCCCAATGAGAACCGCTCCCAGTGTAAGAAACATGATCGTCTCGTTATATATCGTTTCATATGATGGTAGTTTGTTAGCAGCATCTACAGATCTTGTCTTGACCAATTGTTTGTATTCAGCCTCCGACGACAATACTCCTGGTATCATCATCGTACTCGATGCAAGTTTGACAATGAACTCCATCTGACTAGTCAAACTAATATTCATGAATCCAGCAATTGCAGAGGTCACTCTATAGATGGTTTTCGTCTCAGGAGTGGTGTATTTGACAACGCTATCGTGTGCGTGACGAATCTCGCGCAAGTATCGCGCTTCGAAATCTTCTTCGGAAACTCCTCGACTCACGATTTTGCGTCCGTTATCAAATCCCTCTTCCGTATCGAAATCTTTCCTGGTGATTCTCTCGCCACTGAATCTGTCAACCCAATATGCGCCATCATCACTCTCCGATCCACTCTCACGAATTATGCGCTGCAGGGTGTGTTGGTAAGATGGGTGTGCATAGTCGTCTCCGTCCTCCAACCACGCTAGAGCCAGTTCGTGCATAAACACAGGCAATAAACGTATTTTAGTCTCCTTGCAGTACCTCCATCGGCTGGCCTCGCCGCCGTCAATATCACACTTATTCCCATCAACACACTCTTCGGTATATTTGTTGATAAAGAATAACAGGTCGCTATATTTGTTATTCAGGTTTTTCTGAGCCAATATCTCGTTTTTTAGTTGCATACGGGGCGATTGAGGCACCAACGGTGCTACTCCACTTGCAACCAGCTCAGTACCTATGGCGTATTGTTGTAGATCGTACTTACATATTTCACGCGTGCGTCTCGTCTTCAGAACATTGATTAGGTGGTCGCTACGCGAAACCAGAGTATCCAAATATGTTCTCATTTCATCTGCAGTGGCTGCAAGTTTCTCGTCAAACCGATTGATAATTTCTTTCAGAATGTTTGCATGCATTGCTGCCTTATTATCTGACACAGATGTACATTGTTCGGCCACACTTGCAGCACTCTCGTTATAGATGCATCCTGGTTCTAGATTACAGTTGAGTGCGGCATTATCAGTAGGCAACTCATTGCTCATAGTGTCATCGACCTTCCAGGTGTCATTCGTCCGCTTAAGGTAGTGTATTCCTCCATCTGTGTTTTCATGTAAAACTGCATAGTCGCCGTCACGCACACGTTTTTTACCTATGATAAGAGTTTCTGTGAGGTGATCTACTTCGGCGTCGGTGACCGAATTGGGTCGCTCGCCGCGCACCTTTTTTCGTATGAACGTGAAAAAGTTTTCTGGAGTCATTTGCGAGTACTCTGCGTCAAACTTTTCGATCGTGTTGGCAAACGGCTCTTTCTTTTTGATTAGCGTTGTATAGTTTGTATCATCGTACTTTCGATCAAAATAAATGGTGACCTTGTTGTCTCTCTCCATCTCCTCTTGTGTGAAGTACTGTTTGGATATTATCACCATCTTACATTTTTTGTCTGCGTTCTGCGCTTCATCTGCTGTCACGTCGCTTCCCTGGAAAACATCCAACATTGCATCAACCTTCTCATGAACAAGAATACCTATAGAATCGCGCGACATTACGTTGGTCAATGCACTACCGTAGTCCAAATGGATCATCTTGGATAGAAGCTCGCTACTAGAGTAATTGAGTCCCAATTGGTTGTATTGGTATGCAAGCGCATTATGAGTGTTGTCAGATGGAATATCAACGATTGCCTTTGGTGAAAACTGGTTGGAATGTTTCATGCCCTTGAGGCGTCCAAACATTTTCCATCTGAACTTTTTGTCATTCATGAATTCGGTAATGTTGGCATTCACCTTATTCTTAATTTCATTATAGTGTAGTTTAGTAATGTCTTGGATATACACGCTATACGGTTCGAGAAGTGCTACAAAATTATGAAGATTCAACTGTCGTTTCTCCTTTTCATGCACCATTTTAATCAGTTGGTCTGTAGTCGGAACAATAGCGCGAATATACTCGTCAAAACTCGTACCTGTCATATCCGCTCCTACCTGATAGTTGGTGAAGTTATCATATGTTTGATTATTATATCTACTTGGGGTTGAGAGACTATCTATTATCACGGTTCGCACCTTTGTCTTACGCCCCAACGTCTTAAAATATGTTGGAATTAATGCACTGTCGTGAGACTTTTGTGCTATGGATGCGCCTGGACGGTTCATGCCCGAAAAGCGAGTGATTGAGTACGGCATTGTCATGATAGATCGAATCGCCATATTGTCACCCATGGAGGCAGGATATTGATCGGTTCTCTCTGCAGGATTCATATTAGGATCTCTAGTGATAGGCAGATTTGTTGCCGACACATATTGCTGTTTCGCCATGCGTGAGGTAGTTATACCAGAACCCGAGGTCGAAAGACACGACGATCTAAAGTTGCCCAAGTTGTTTGTGATCGATATCTGATCTATGGAGGACGGGACAATACCAATAACATCATTATCTTCAGCGGGAGGTGTGCTAAAGGGAGAGAATGCAGAGGAAACCCCTGATACGTATTGGCGATACTTATTGCTTACATCGTTCGTACCCCCCATGTATGCTTGTGAGACGGTCTGTAGGCCTGATTCAAGGTCTTCCATCAATGTAAGACTATTAATGTCTACAATATCTTCATCGATAGGCACTGCTACGTCATATATGTTTCGTACGGTTTTAGTCACTGGAATCACCCACATGAGATTGTGACGCATTCGTACGATGTCTTCCACTAATGGTTTCCAGGCGTCTGTGTTTATCTTTGCTCCAGTTACATTAAAGTATTTGTCCATAAGAGAGAATGACTTGCGTAACTGGACAAACCGTTCTATCTCGATTGCAATATTGTTCGTTCTTCTAAATCCTCTGATACCTTTTTGCTCTTTCATAACAAGGTCGTCCAGAAGATCATCTGTCTGTGACGTTAGTGTATACCTTTCCTTTGACTTGTCCACTGTTTGCATTGTTTCTACCATATCAAGTGATGCACCGATCTTGCGCTGTTTGGACGTAATAATATATTCACTCAGTAGCGCTTTGTTTGCAGAAATCGTATTAGGCATTGGACGTTTTTCGCGGATTTCACCGTCTTCTAAGCTATAATCAGAATCCGAGTCCGAATCCAAATCCTCCCCTACAACGTTTCTCTCTTCATCTGCTTCTTCTTCTATAATTGGGTCGTCTAAATCACCCGCTTCTGCTTCATCTGCTTCATCTGCTTCATCTGCTTCTTCTATCGCATCCAGACCTTCATCTATAGATGCCACCACTTCTGGAGAAGACCGCAACTCAATACGATTGATTTGTATATTTTGTGGAAGTCCTTTATAGTCAAAGTTGAAGTACAGATAGTCTGGTTCGATATCGTCTGGACCATTATATACACGTACCTCGATCATGTCTGATTCAAGGTTTGTAATCTCGCCGGTCAGTACCGATGGGGTAGGGCCATCAAAGTATACATCTATCCATTTACCAACAATTAGGCCATGTTGTCGCGCATACCCTTCTAGTTTTGCCCTAGATACAACTACAATTTCCTCAAGTGTTCCATCTCCAAGAACCCCTCCTTCATGAACCCTGAGTTTCAGGGTTTCCATAGTGTCCATGTTCACCAAATTAACAATTGTCTCATCGATGTAGTCAATGAAAAATAGCCTGTGATTGAATAACTCATTTTCCGGAGCAACAATACGAATTACGTCAGATAGTTTTAATTGGCCTGATCTTTCGTTGACTGTAGTTGAACTAGATGCGTTGCTTGTCATTCCTATAATTACAAAAGATTTAATAAATCACTGACATACTCATTGCTATACGTAACCTAATAAGATGTAATGCATGTCGTACCTCATGCCTACTACCGATGAATGATAATAGATATAGAGAGAAATACACCAGGTAATATACATAGGTATGAGTTTTATGTCGGAATCAGGTCATACATATTTATTACATGATGCGTTAAAAGATATAGATTGTGAAGAATTGCTAAATGAGAATGGAGAAACTAATCATACAAATCGGCTATTATCTAGTAGAAAGATTTCTATTGAAGAAAACGACTACAAAGTTATCACATATAAGAAGAATAGTGTCTCTGAAGAAACTCTTACTACATTAGGATTATTCCGATCTGTTATTTTTAACGGCGACGACCGGCTTATATCTTTTGCACCACCTAAGGCAATGGCTTATGAGAAGTTCAAGAGTAAGTATCCTAAGCTATCTGTTCTTACGGTTGATGAGTTTATAGATGGAACAATGATAAATGTATTTTACGATGCATTATCCGTAACAGAAAATGGTGATGACACTAGTACTCTTGGTGGCGGATGGAATATTTCTACTCGAAAAAATATCGGCGCAAACAATCATTTTTATCGTTATTCCAATAGTAATCAACAGAGGGACTTCGGAGAGTTATTCAAAGAGACCATTGTAAAGGCTGGAGTGGAGATCGAACTACTAGATACTACATGTTGTTACAGTTTTGTCATGCGTCACCCTGAAAACAGGATCGTATCTTATGTAAAAGAGCCTGAATTATATCTTACTGATGCATTTCGTTTGAATACTCCATTAACAGATTTTATTATTCCATCCCCCAATAAATACAATGTTACGGTATGTTGTCGCAAAGAATGTCAACAGATGAAGGTATTTGATAATTCTCAAGTGAAGTTTCCAAAAGATTTTATGATACAGGACTATCAAGAACTTGAAAAAATGGTCGAAGGACATTCTCCGGATGGGACGCTAGCAAAGGGCTATATGATACACTGTCCGATCACCAACCTACGCACGAAGATCGTACCCGAAGAGTACAAATTTGTAAAAGAATTACGAGGAAACTTTGCCGATTTACGACTTTTATTTCTTACGTTAGAACGAGAAGGAAGAGTCTATGAATACTTGCACTATTACCCAGAAAATTATACTATGTTTGTAGAATATAGTCACCTATTAGACGATTATATTCACTGCATGTACATGTTATACCGCGAATGTTTTATTAATAAATCGAAAGCTCTTGTAGAGTATCCATCCAACTTTCGCACACATATGTTTAAGTTGCATGGGATATACAAAGAGTATTATCAACCCATTCGCGGACATATTCGTCACCATGATGTGGTCAATTATGTAAACGGGTTGGATATTCCATTGTTATTCAATACCATGTTTATTCCCAAGTAATATATTACGAGAATACTTATAGAATACCTATAATAAAAATGCATATATCATTTTTATTATATTTGTTTCAACTGAATAATTTAGAACATTTGTTTCATCTGGGAAAATGTCTCTATCCCAATTTCTAGCATACTGATCATGTTTTCTACAACTTTACCACGAGATGTTTCCTCTAGATATCCCAATTTCACCATAATAAACGCATCATGAGGGTGTAATTTCTTCGAGGCACAATATGTCATCGTCTTGGCTCCCTCGTAATATTGCGTGTATGCTAAATGTTGAATCAACATGCCAATGGTATAATCCTCGTTATGGAGTTTAATATCAAACCCATTTTTGATCGTGCTGTTAGTATCAGCAATATCACCTTGTCCATTTTTAAATATAGTATGCACACCTGTAAGTTTATCTACCAATTTATCACATGCTCTATGAATAATCTCCTTGCATGTAAATACCCCAACGGTCTTTATAGTAAAGTCGAAACTGTTGGACAAGAATATTCGCTGGGCGTCATGTATTGACCAATTAGTGAGTTCGAACAAGATATTGTCGGGAGCTATTCCATTATCCTTAAGCTCCTGTTCTTTGATTTTACGTTCATGTAAGATTCTAGCGTTATCGGGGGTATTCCCATAACTACAAGTTGATACTACATTGAACATACTATTCTCTAATACATCGACAAAGGATAAGGTTGAAGTGAAGGCAAGATGCTCACCGCTTACATCTATAGACAACCTGGGGCGCAATCGTGTAATAATGACATAATGACCTGTTTGTGGGTTTGGTGGAAATATATCACGAACGTCTTCAATGCTCAAATACTTGTTTGTAGTAGTGTTTAATATCTTGATGTGTTCGGTAGTAACATAGATAAACTCATCAGTGTTATTGCACACATCCAGTTCAAGCACTAGTTGGTCAATCGGGGTATCCATATCCGTAATATGCACCGGAATACACGATAACCGTTGTTTAATAATTTCGTTGTTAAACCGACAAGTGTTTACAGTGACCTTTACGTCACATTTGTCGGCGGGTGCGCTACGAATTGCTACACAACGGATCTCCGACATAATAATGCGTCGAAGAGCGTTTGCGACGCTTTTATCTACCCCACTCAGGGTGAACGTGGTCGTGTAATCAGTTTCTACGAGTTGAGCAACCTTCATGATCTCTTATACTATAACTAGTAATAATTATCTATCTTGTTGTTTCAATTCTAACAGATACCCATTTGAGGTATTTTACACTAGTAGGTTATTTTTCCGTTAAATGATTTAGATATATTATCACCTGATTGTACAATGAATAGCATACTGTACTATAGCAAGTATTGTGAACACTCCAAAAAATTGTTAGGCTATCTAACTAGTAATAACATGCAAGGATCTCTTCATTTTATTTGTATAGATAAACGCACACAAGACACTAAGACAGGACGTACTTATATCATTATGGATAATGGAGAGACGATCATTATGCCTGAAAATGTCCAAAGTGTCCCATCTGTTCTATTACTAAACGATAACTACCGTATTCTACAAGGAGACGATATTTACAATCATTTCCGACCACGCGTTGAAGATGCTGTTAAGGAGAGTACAAATAGTAACATGGAACCATCATCATTCGCATTTGCAGGAGAATCGTCAGGACTTGGAGTAATGTCGGATAGTTTTAGTTTTTTAGACCAGGGGGCAGATGACATGAGTACAAAAGGAAATGGAGGTACTCGACAGATGTATAATTATACAGGCCTAGATGACACTTCGGAACAAATGCAAACACCTACCAACGATTTTAATTATGACACTAGTAGCAGTGCAGGTGGCGGACAGGGATCAAATACGATGGAGCAACTTATGCAATCACGTGAAAATGACTTTTCTCAAATGACCCAACAACAGCAAAGAAGATAGCTGACACAAAGAATATAAACGAAAAGTAACATATGAAATATATATAGTATGAATAATCCTATAAAACAATCAATACAGAAGGCTTTTAATGACCATTTTGCAGAATTCATACAAGATATAGTTGATGTATTTCCAGATAATGTTGATATCGCAACCGCGAGTAACTCAATGACTCTGCTACGAAAGGCAAATCCTCGGTTGATTATTGGGATATGGAATAAATATGTTTCATCAAAATATGCGACACAAATAGATAACGGAGAAATAGATTTTTTCACGGAGAAAGATTATGGAGAGGATACCAGTAACATGGATAATTCTGCACAGGTGGTTAATGCGATCAATCGCATGCGCGAACCCGTCAGGCTCATGTCACCTGATAATCAAATGAAGACAATGAAATATATACAAAACTTGAAGAAGTTGTGTGTGTTGTATTTCGCGGAGTAGAATCGATAATAGAATCATGTTGTCCTAGTATCGATTACAAAATAATAGTTACATATTATAACAACTCATTTATGAGCGATAAATATAATGCAAGTTTAGACGAACCATCTGATACAATCCTTGAACTCGGTAACAACGTGATGTATATCAAAAATAAACCGCACAAATCAGGAGTGATACGAGGGGTTCATCATGATGATTCCCCTCCGTTTTATACTGTAGGCTTTCTAGATGGTCCTGAGGTTCAGACTATCAGAAAATACTTGGAAATAATACCGAACCCCGTCAATTCGCCTATGAAAAAACAGTCATATTCTATTGGAGAAGAGGTTATTTGGTCTGGAGAAGGACTTCCAAACAATTCTATAATTATTGGAGTTCCTTCTGATAAAGAAGGAACCTGGGTTGATATTCGCACAAATACTGGTAGTAGATTAACCGTATCTGCAGATGAAATTAACAGAAACATCACACCAGATATTATAAAATCTCTAGATGGGATTCATTGGCAAGATTTTTCTATCCGCTCGATACAAGATCCCCGTTCCATAGTTAATATATTGGCATGGCTCACCATTCCAGACCCATCCAAAAAGATGCCATCAACTCCTGATCTGGATTTTTTAATGATGATAAGATATGAACTTCATAAGAATTGGATGTTATATCGCAAATTTAAGTATGAATGGAAGAATGAAGATGTGTACCGCTATCAAATAAAGGAATATCAACGTAATATTCAATACATAGAATACAATGATGATGCTGATAATACGGATATGATAGTGTTACTACAGGCAACATCCAACATAATAGGTAGACCAATACATTTTGTAACAGAACATATTCCATGGATGAATGTGATAACGGTTGAACCTGATAGCACAATATCTGACGAGGAGTTATATGATCGTAGGGTTAGTCACGGAGAGAATAGTCGCCCCGACGCTCATCCTATATGGATAAAACATATCACCGATGGTTATCTATATAGTAATACTAAAACGAAGAACTATACCCATCGCGATGGCGGGTATTATATAGGAGATGATAATATACCACATCGATTCATAACCACTAAAGAAAAAGAGGATGCAAACGAGGTTATCAAAAGAACTGAACAACAAAGATCAAAAGTTATTAGATTGGAACAACGATCCAAACAAGGACGAGATAATAGTTCCAAAGGCTGTTGCGGCGGATCCGCACGTTCCCATCGCAAGCGTAACACTAGAAAAACAAGGAAGATACTTAAAAATAGGAAGAATATTAAGAAGACAACTCATAAAAAAGGACGGAAGACGAACCCTAGAAAATCAAAAAAAACACGCAAGCTTCGAAACTAGGTGGCAATACAGACACAATGATGATATGTAATGAAATATATCATCTATGATAACATAGAAATATAGTTACCCTACAAAGAATATAAGAATAATTACGGTGTTTACACTAAATCTGTGATTATGGATCCTCCTACAAATGCAGCCCTTGATGAAATGTTGGAAGAAGTAACCCAAGCTGAGTTTCATGATACGGAAGATTCATCCATCCATGTTTCGCGTGTCGAAGAACTAGAGTCATCTAGCGATACCGAAGAAGGCACAGAGATGGGTGCTCCAGAAGTACCAAACGACTTTTCAAAACTTGCAACAGCTTTCATATCTGATATTTCTACAACCTTCCCTGAATACAAGATGATCATCAAAAAGTGGTGGGGATTTGAATCATTTACAACTCCTCAGGTCACTAACCTGTTTGCACACTGTATGAAAGTATATCCTCCTCGATTTACTGATATTATTTACCAAAACGATGACATATTTTCAGACGATTCTACTATTAATGTTGATTTTTTGCCCGGTATCAGTTTTAAGTTTTTATGGAACTGCGAGGATGTCAGTGATGTGCATCGAACAACCATCTGGAAATATCTACAAATGGTTCTACTATCTGTTTTAGGCACAATAAAAACCGATACAATGAGCGAAGACATGAAAGCCATATTTGACACTATGTCTGAGGACAACATCAAGAACAAACTACAAGAGACTATCGATAATATTCAAACTGTATTCGACACTGCTGCTAAAAATACATCTGATGATACTGAGACAAGAGACACAGACAAATCGGAAGAAACTCCGACACCAGATGCGCGCACCACAGCAGAAGGTATGCAAGCACAGATTGATGGATTAATGGGTGGAAAACTAGGAGAGCTTGCGCAAGAGATTGCAGAAGAAACCGCTCAGGGTTTAGACATGGGGGAGTTCGACGGATCTGAAAACGTGTCAGATGTCTTCAAAAAGATGTTCAATAATCCAGGAAAGTTTATGAACCTTGTTAGCAACGTAACTAACAAACTAGATAGCAAAATGAAGTCTGGCGAGTTTCAACAGCAAGACCTCATGCAAGAAGCTACTGGTATTCTACAAAATATGAAAGACATTCCTGGAATGGGGAATATTCAAGAGATGATGAGCAACATGAACGGTGGAGGTGAAGGCGGTGCTCAACCTGATATGGCTGGAATGGCAAATATGGTAAGCAGTATGATGGGTGGCGGTGGCGGTGGCGGTGGCGGTGGTGGTGGCGAATCTGGTGGAGGAGTAGCCGATCTTATGGGGATGATGGGCGGGATGATGGGAGGACTAAAACCTGGCCAGAAAATCGACACAAATGCAATGGAACGTCAAGAAAAACGGGCAAATAAAATTACGCAGATGAAGCAGCGCATTGAAAAGAAAAAGTTGCAAGAAATGCTTGCTCTACAACAAGTGCAGACAGCTAATTCCGCACGCGAACAGGCTGCAATAGAGAATCCTCCTCTCACCAATGATGAACTAATCGAACTATTTAATGATAGTGGAGTACCGCTAGCATCTGGTTCTAAAAAAAAGAAGAGTAAACCTAAAAAATAAAAAGAGGGCATTATATAAGTATCCAAGCACACAAGAGACATGACGGTATTTTGGACAACCAAACCAGGAATTTTAATAAGCTCTTTCAACATCAATCAGCTATGGCCTAATCGCACAATGACATATATTGAAAAACTTAATGCAATCACTCGTCTAACAATTGTTCTTAGTGTTTTAGCATATGTGCTAACAGGATCAGTTCGATCAGTGATTGTAGGATGCATTACGATGATAGTCGTCGTGTTTATTAACTCTTATTACACACGAACTGGGCGCCGTTTGTTCGACCCGGGTGCACAATCTACAAAGGTTGAAGGGTTTAGAGGACACTCCAGTGAAAAGACTCACATAGCAAACTCTACCGATCTATCCACGGTTCTTGATAACCAGTTTAGTCGCCCCACTCCAACAAACCCTCTATCCAATGTATTGCTTACCGATATTGTAGACCATCCAGACAAGAAATCTGCTCCACCAGCATACCAAGATAAGGTGTATGCTGAAATCAATAACAATACGATAGATATGGTAAAACAGTCAAACAAAGATTTTCCTGGAATCGAAGACAAGTTGTTTGGTTCTTTAGGCGAAAAGTTCGATTTTGACATGTCTATGCGACCGTTTCATTCAACTCCCAACACTAGAGTATCCAATGATCAGGGAGCATTTGCCCAATTTTGCTACGGAAACATGCCGTCATGTAAAGACGGGGACGTGCTTATGTGTTCATCAAACGACCATACACGTATTGGTTAATCAACCCATATAATAGTTTATATAGACCATCTCTCTTATTTTTTAGAACAACTCTAAAAAATAATATTCTGCAAGTGTATATAAATGGATACTTCTGCACCATTCGCAAATGCATCACGCATCGGAAATGATGTATGTAGCACCGACCAAAGATCGATTCAGAACGTACAAACATGTAACTACAACCTACAAAACTATTTCCTTAAGGACTGTGGTATGGAAAAGCCCATACAGTTTGCAACAAACCAACCCGCAGTAAATTATAAGGGCGGACATTTAGGTGCAGGCGGATGCAATGTGAGCGAGAGTTCCGAACTCCTCCACGGTAGCCTCCAGACCCATCCTAAATCCAAGATTGATCTATTTCAGCGCCCATTCTTAACCGTGCCGTTCCTTGGAAGAGGATCTTCCGATTCTGTAGCAGAGTCTCGTCTCCAACAAGGAGAATTAGAGACAAACCGAAAATCCGTCACTCAACTGTCCGAAAGAACGTACCTCAATCATACAAATACACCACTGCTTGACAGTATTAGTACTCGCATCAACAACCCAAGTTTCCTTGTTGAGGAGTCAGCCTCTAGTGGATGGATACGCGGAGGTATGGCCTCTCGTGATATGACTCGTGATACAATGTAATAAGTTGAATCATTGTAACAATATAGATACTTTTAAGAATACCATTATATTCACTGCACATTGAATATAATGACAAGCACCATCAAGTACAATTCGAATGCTGAAATAACATATGTGTTTTACGATACAAAGTACATTGACATTTTGCGCAACAACCTGAATATAGTTGTATCACGTGACACAGTTGGGGAGTTTGAAAATGACTTTGACGTCATTAATGTACTGTATGCGAGAGAACTGGAATACGTATTAGATATTTCAGGAATAGATAATATCGCGACACGTTGTATGGAGTTGTTTGAGGTGATTAACAAATCGTCATTATCTACATGTCTTGATATGCTAGCATCTCGCCCACAAATGTTACCTATCGTTTTAACCGGCGATACCACACCATCATCAACAGATAGCGTAAATATAACACGAGGTGGAGTGTTACCCATGTTGTTTTCGTATGATTTACTATTTTTCACACATATATGCCTTCGAGACTTATTCAATGATGGAGATATTAAGCCAGAACATTTAGAGACGCTTTGCGATGCAATTCGGGAGTATATATAGATACACTATAAGACTTCAAAAATAAAATGTGTTTGCACTGTATATATAGTCTATGGCTTCTACCAGAAACAAGAACACTCGTAACGATTATGCACTCGAACTAAATAAGAGCATACATACTCAAGAATATTTACTTGCAGGTGATTATGCTCAGCCAACAACTACCACCTGCCCCGGAAACGGTTTGGGTGGAGCACATATTCCTCGTTCTCAGATGTCACACAATCCAATTGATATTGAAACATTTTTATTTGGTATAGGATCGTCTGACTTGACAAAAGATGCGCCAATTCTTGACGCAAGTCTCAAATGTCTTCCCACAACTGACATATTTGCAAAGGCCCCTACTGTAGTGTCGGAAAAGTTTGTATCTAATACTACACAACGACCTCAGTTCAAGTAGATAGATCATGTAAAACTGTCTATACAATACGAATACGTATTGTATAGTCAAACAGCCCTCATTGAGGATTGAACTCAAGACATTTTGCTTACAAAGCAAACGCTCTAACCACTGAGCTATAAGGGCATAAAAGAGATTTACCTCTTTGAACACATTTTTTAATATTCAGGAACATGCTTTTTGAATATACACCCCATTGTAGCAAGTCCGTTAATCTCATTTGTCACAAGGGATGGGTTTTGAAATTCACAGCTAGACATCCAGATTTTTATAATACAAAACGATTTTTTAGGTGAAATTGTAATACCGTTTATTGATTCCACAAATGACCGATTACTACTCAATGTATCTCCGGTTAACAGAAAAGCAAGTTCTTTCCATATCGTATATACATTTTTGTTAGGAATCTTGTATGAGAAACATCCTCCATTACGATTATTTGAATCTTCCCAGACAGGAACAATATCTTTTTTCATAATGAATAACATACAATTTACTACCAATACTTCGGGTAATGACTCTAATAGAGCAATTGTCTCTTCTACGGTTGTCATCGTATGAATATTTCTATAGCTTTTAGTAGTCCAATCAGTATCATGGGGGAGATGTGTCCATAATGTCCAATTATTATTTAATGGATGATGCTCGACTACAGCTTCTCCACTTGTTTTACAAGGTGTAGATTCACCCTCCATAATTATATTACTCATATTTATCTAAGCCCTTTCTACTGTTTACTATTACCTCATCCTCGGTTGCAATCGGGTTACATTCAGCTTGTTGAATATAATATCCTTCTTTTTGAATGACAATACTCGCATATTGTGTATATGATACCATATTTACGTTATGATCTATCAAGTGAATAGTATAGTCACGACCAGTTAGATCAACATTATGTTGATTTAGTACCAACCTCCATATGATATGTTTATTAATATGATTTCCTACCGCATAAAAATTATATGTGTCATCCCGAAATGATATGTCATAGTGAGTAGAGTCGCAATCAAACTTGACACTAATATTCATAAACTCTGTATCACTTTTTGCTTTATATAGATCAACGACCTTTTCGGAACTCTCTAATACAATCACGTCTAATGCAGGAGTGGTGTAAACTAATACATCCATGTTTGGTAAAAATGCTATAGGTTGATTATGATTCATATTGTCCCGGATAGATACAGACATACCGTCTTGGATATAATACATTTTACAATTGTTAGTGGATAAGGTATTTCGTGACATAGGTGTATAAACATATGATATAGCCTTTCTAATATGAATGGTTGCATACGAATAGTAATATATTAGATTTATACACAATGATCCAAAATAGTTCTGTAACATATTCCTATATTTCAATGCGACCCACATACATGCAGCACCACCTCCTAATATAGTTGGAATAATAAGTAATCCAACTCCCATTTGGTTTTAGATATAATATGATTATTATGTCTAATATGTTTTGATAAACATTTGAAGTGCTTCAAACACTTTTATACAAGTTCGGCTTTTCCATTATGTAATCTACCTACGTACACGTCTGGATCTCCATTCACATCAATGCTATACAATGACCCATTCTCTTCTCCTGTCGTATAATAAGATACACCATCCAACTCGATTTCAAATACACCCTCTTCCTCTTCTTCTTCCTCTTCTTCTTCTTCTTCCTCCTCGTCAGTGGGCATAATTTCAGATATATCGTCACCTCCAACAACTTCGGGGCGTACCGTATTATTACTATTCACTGCTATGTCGTCTGTATTTATGATACGTGTTGCAGGGTCGGTAGGCATTTCCAATGGGGTAATTACATCACTAGATATATCATTCACGACTTTAGGTTTCATTTCTTGAATATTTAACATAATATTGGGACTAGCATCAGGAATATCACTCGTTGTATGTATATCCGATACAGTCGATTGTATTTGGGACAACTCTTCTTGCATACCCTGCAACTTCTTGCGATGGGATATTATTTCTTGATCGAGAAGGGAAATGTTAATTCGATATGTTGTTTCTTGAAGGCGTGATCTTTCCATGCTTTCATCACCGGTAAGGTCAGTGAGTTCCTTTTCTAGTTGATGTATTTTATCAGAACATTCTACAATGTTCTCTTGTATTTTAGATACATTGAACTTCATAACCGCTTTACGAACATGAGTGTTTACTACGTGGTTTATTTCAATAAACATCAAACTCATGTCTACTTGTAACATTGTTCCAGATGACGTCATGTTAATATATTACTTTACATGAGTTGTTTAGATTGTTTTGGAGAAAGAAATAGAATGATGTCAAAATAACGCGTCATACATGATATATTATTTACTCATGTACTAATCATAATAGGTCATGATGTCTACGCGTATTCAAGAACTTGAAGAGAGTGACATACGTAATTTATGTGATATTGTGCATAGGCAGACCGATTACACGATTGACCAAATCATGGATAAGCTCATCGAATATGACTATAACCATATTGACATCATCAAAGATTATATGGGGATTGTTGTTGCAAAACCGTATAAAATAGAATCAATACAACAAGAAATATACAAACAGATGCGACTCAAACTAGATGCTGCAACAAAGGGGTTTAATGATGATCAATACGTTAAACTAAAGAAGGAATTGAATGACGATATATGATGTGATAGTATAACAACACATAAAGGATTTGTCCATAGTACAACTACACTATGGACAAAACATTGTTCCCTAATGGTTATTTAGAGTTGGGGATTGGGTGCATGTTTTCAGGAAAAACATCGTGGTTACTAGAAACGTACAAAAAGTTCACATTTTGTAAGACATCTGTAGCTGTTATTAATCATTCGGAAGATACAAGATACCATGAATCTATGTTGTCTACTCATGACAAAATTATGATTCCTTGTCTTCAACTTTCATCATTTCATGGAATTATGGTATCCGGTGATACCAGCATATTAGATAAAATTATGTCAGTGGATGTCGTTCTTATTAACGAGGGACAATTCTTTGAAGGTCTTGGTCCTTTTGTCAAACATCTTTTAGATAACTGTAAAATTGTATACATATGTGGCCTTGACGGAGACTTTAAGCAAGAGAGGTTCGGTGAAATACTTGATCTTATTCCAGTATGCGATAAAGTACACAAGTTTAGAGCATTATGTTCTGACTGTAAGGATGGAACACATGCTATATTTTCACACCGAATAAATAGTGACACTCAACAAAAAGTAATCGGAAGTAGTAATTATATACCTCTTTGTAGAAAGTGCTTACATAATAGAACTCATACATGAAACGCATAACCTACAGAGACCTATCATATTTTCAATTATTTATGTTATAAGTGGAAACAACTTAGACCATGCCCTGCATTTATATCAAACGGATGAGTGGAGAAAAAAAGGCCAAGTCAAGCTCGAAGCAACCTAAAACAATATCAAAGAGCGTACCTCTATCTGAACCACCTACTATAAGTGAGCCGAAATGTGAATCGCCTGTTGTTCCAAAAAAAAGAGGACGGAAACCAAAGGGGGGGAAAATTATTGAGGTTGGAATACCAGACATCAAAAAAGAGGTATTCAAACCCAATATTATTCTGCATTTGAAATGCTCAAGTCTAGATCTAGTCCGGGAAGGTAATCGAGAATCAGATTTTTCACAAGTAAATATAAACTCGTATAGTAGCGATATACCTACTTACCATGTAATAAACAAAATGTCAAGCGATATATCAGAAGAACCGGGAGGGTTTGGATCAACACATCCTATTACAGAAGTTCCATTGATAGAATCAGAGTGTATGCATAATACACAAATACATACGACAGGATGTGGATCGAATAAAGAGATTTGGAAAAAAATTAAAACACTTGAACACCTTCTTCATATAAACAGCGTACCGGAATCAAATGCTGCATGCTTTTGGTGCACATATGATTTCGATAATCCACCAGTATATATTCCTAAAATGTTCTTAAAAAATAGTTATCATGTATATGGATGTTTTTGCTCACCTGAATGTTCCGTTGCATATTTAATGAACGAAAATATAGATACCTCCAGCAGGTTTGAACGATATAGTTTGTTGAATACCATTTATAATGGGGTATATGGATATTCAAAAAATATAAAACCTGCACCTGATCCACACTATTTACTTAGCAAATTTTGTGGAAATCTAACCATACAAGAATATAGAGCATTACTTCAGAGCAATAGATTGTTTCTTGTAGTAGATAAACCTATCACACGCATTCTACCAGAACTCCATGAAGACAATGACGAGTTTATTATTAACAATAAAATTATACCTACCGCAACAAACTACCAAGTAAAACGAAAACTAAAAACAACTACAGTCAAATCATCTCAGAATGAAAACTTTGGTATTTTTTCATCTAGTATGCTATAACCATGCTAATATGGATTTCAAACTAACTAATATAGATGCATTTTATCATTGATATCTATATTAATATACGACAGGCTATTTCTTAGAGATGACCACATTATCTACCATCGCAATACCATGGGTTGAAAAATATCGACCTACTTCATTTGACACTATTGTTCTAGACAAAGTTAACAAAACGATATGTAATAATATTGTTGAATCTGGATATTTTCCACACGTTCTGTTATATGGACCACCTGGAACCGGGAAAACTACGACCATTAATAGTCTAATATCCAGTTATCAACAAAAAATGGGACAAGTTAATAAGAACCTTGTCATTCAATTAAACGCATCAGATGAACGAGGTATCGATATTATCAGAAATCATATATTACAATTTGTCAACTCAAAATGCATGTTCTCCAGTGGTATGAAATTTGTTGTTCTAGACGAAGCTGATTACATGACTAAAAATGCACAACATGCACTTAGGTATCTAATAGACACATATAGCAATAGTGTACGGTTTTGTTTGATTTGTAATTACATAAGTAGGATTGATGAGGGGTTGCAAACTGAGTTCTTGAAAATACGATTCAATAATTTACCAAAACATAATATATACGAGTTTCTAAAACATATCACAATATCTGAAAATATTCACATTGCCGATAAAAAAATAGAAGACATACAACAAATATACGGGTCGGATATACGTAGCATGATAAACTTTATTCAATGTAATCACATGACACCTACACAAAATATTATTACAATAGATGAGACGGTATGGAATACGTTGTCATCCCTACTAAAAACAATAATAACAAATGATCAAAAAACATATACCGCTGCACATAAATATTTAACCAATGTCAGAAAAATATATGAAATGACGTATAAGAACATTATCAAAGATTATTTTACATTTTTGATCAAATATAAAAAAATCCAGGTCACTTCTAAGTTTCTAACATTTGTAGAAAGAATTGTACATTCGTCATCTATAAACGATGAGATATTCATCAATTATGTAATAGGAGGATTTGGAGACTTTTCAGACATATTATAATGTACATTTCGAAGGTGTAATCGTTTCATAAAATCTGAATTAGGAGGACTTGCTTCCGGATCAAACAGTTTATTGCACAAACTATACGCAGGTTTGCTAGCAGAGAACGACTTATCTTTCTTCATAGAAATACACAATGAGGATTTTATAAGAATAGGTTCAGAGGGTTTCATATGAATACGATGAGAGGGCTGATAAGATACCTGCGTACTCATACTTCAGATATACCACTATATGGTGTACTCGTATAATAAAAATTGACTTAAAGAATACCCAGAGATTTAATATACACACGAAACACGTATAAAGAACATCATGGCACAATCGAATAACATTGATGACGAATGGGAAATGTTTGTAACAGACCCAAGCTACGAAGGCAGAATGCTACAGCAGACTGATGAAGATACTCAACATAACGAGACACAACATTTAAATGTGATAAACATGAGTGAAACACAAACGTGTCCTACACCAGGAAATATTTATATATCAACTAAATCCAAAATTGCATATCTAAATAGACCAGTCAAACTTGGAGAGGTATTCTGGAAACTACCCATTATACGATATGATACACACTCGAACGGAATTGTAAAAAAACAAATGAAGTTCAACTCGACAACACAAGAAGAAGTTGATGAAATTGAAAATAATATGAAAAATGAGTTTTATGTAGTAAATCAAATCATGACAAGCATTCGAAATCCATCGGGAAAAAAGGACTGGTTCAAAGACATAAGAAAAATAAGCGTTGGACTATCAATGAAAGATGTTAATACATACAGAGACAAGAAAAAATGCGCATTCTATAATTGCTTTGTTATTATTGTTCGGATAAAGATAGAAGATCATACAGACGCAAGCTATGGAACGTTTAGAGAATTTCATGTAAAAATATTCAACACGGGAAAGATTGAAATACCTGGCATTCAAACAGAATATCACCTAACAACGGTCATGGACCAGGTACTTATGTATCTTCGAAACATTGTAGATGAACCCATTTCGTATATAGGTAAATGCGATACTGTACTTATCAACTCAAACTTTAATTGTGGATTTTACATACATAGGGAGGTTTTATTTGATATACTTGGGTCAAAGTATAATATTCAATGCATATTTGATCCATGTTCATACCCAGGGATCCAGTGCAAGTTTTACTATGATAAAAAACGAAAAACTCAAACTGGAACACGACCAGATATTATAAACGGAGAAAAAGACACAGATCTAGTTACGGTATCGTTCATGATATTTAGAACAGGGAGTATTCTTATTGTAGGCATGTGCGACGAGTTTGTATTAGATATTGTATATACCTTCATCAAAAAACTTGTAAAGGACGAATTTACATCCATATGCCAACGACTAGCTACCTCAGAAGAATTAAACTTTGTCAAGAAGAAAAATACAAAAATTAGAAAACGGTTTATTGTATTTGATGAATCGTCTCCTGTATGTAACAAATCAAATATTATTATCAACCCAATCAATGACAAATAATATGAGTAATCCACACAGAATACTCGGCAGGAGTCATCAGCTCAGTATGAACACCACTGTTGTTATTGTTACACTGGGATGATACAATATCGCGGTACAATGATATACATATAGGAGTTTGTTCCAACGCTGTATTCACTTGGAGTAATCGACCAATTACATCACTGTAATACGATGAAGAACCGTCTTCATGGGTCTTATCGTAAAACAACTCCTTGCTAAACAGAACTCGAATCATGTTTTGAATTATTTGCTTATATTCGTGAAGAACTTCAAGATGCATATCAACATCGGATCGTGACAACTTGGTGGGATCGGGCGCAACCACATCAGTAGATGTATAATCATAAGGCATATCGGGAAATACCTTTTTATACACAAAACTTGCAGCGTCCTTACATCCAATCGTATATGGAGTATATGAACTAGAACCAGGTGCATCAATCATGGAAAGTTGAGCAATAAACTCGATATAAAGACCAATTGCGCGAACTGATACTGTTTTAGCACGCTCTATACATCGAGTATGACATAGAATCATTGTATAGACATGTCCTATTACTATCATACCGTATAAAACCCAATGCACTGAATACATTTTACCGTCCTTCTCAGATTGATCCACTAAACATTTTAAATATTGAAATACATTGTGGCCGTGACCTGTCAGTATACTACGCAAATCATCCATGTAATATCTACATCTAATAATTTGACAGATATATTGCGTTGAAAATCACATATACTTGATACATTACTAATTACTATCTGACAAAATAATAAAAACTGTTTAAAGAAACATACACTTAGTACTATAAAACAGATGTCATCCACAAGTTCCGCAACCGCAACCGCATCCGATTCTGCAGATTCTGCACAGGCTAATTACCGTCTTCCATCTGACACTACTATGAAACATGCGTGCAAAATCGCGATTGTTGAAGATAAACCCATTATTTTAGACTACTGGTCGGCATCTCTTGACGGAAAGGCGCTCATCGGTATTCGTGATAATAAGGAAAAACTGCTAGTCAAAAGCGAAGAGGAATACACATCTCCCATATCAAAGTTTTATAAGGTACAGTCCGACTACATTATTGTCACTGAAAACTCAATCTATTTGGTTTCTTCTGATATACCAAACAGAAACATCTCTTAAATCTTTCACTATACACTATAGCATAAAAGATATACCAACAGGAGAATAAATGGGTACTATTGTAATACATAATAGCACGCATGAAAATATAGAGAAGAATCAGGTTGAATATATACCATATACAATTATGACAACGGCAATCATACAATCATATTGCAAACTTGCATGCTTTCAACTAGCACGCACAGGAAAATACAATATATGTACTTGCTTCGTACATTGTAAGGTGTTAAACAACACTTTGTCTTCATATTCTAGCAGTTACATACAAGGACCATACACATCAAACAAAACAAATGATTGCTTTTGCACGGATACATGCAAACATACGAATGCCAAGATAAACAACAAAAAATACAAAAAATAAATCAAAATCATACACCCTGATCATATGATGGCTTTGATTCGTGGAATGGAACCAAAAACTTATCCCGGATCTCAATACCCTTCACATAATCTGTTTGTATAAATGGATTCATACCAACCTGCCGAACCATTTCTCTCTCGCCCATCTTTGTACAAGTATCTTCCCGCTTGTTATGAGTACGGCTAAATGATATATCTCCAGGATTATCAGGAACATGAGTATCATCAGGTGAAACATCGGATGATACTCGATGCTCCACAGGACGCCTACTAGGAGACCGTTCTCCTCGAACACAGGCATTCATGCCTCCGTCTCGCCAACTCCAAAACACATATCCTTTAGCTTTAGATGAACTCATATCATTAGATTTAGACATTAAAGTACCTTTATATTTTGCATAACACATATAAACGTATCCACTATCGATACATACTCACACTATAATATTCACATACTATAACATACTACTATGCAATCACATACACGCAAAAAACGAAAAAATCAAACCGGAAACAGGAAAAAATACACACGTAAGAGGAAACGCATACGCGCACGCGGACAAAATCTAATGAAACAAATTACTAACAGCGCGTCGGAATCCATTCGCACGATGCAGTAGTCACGTATCGTAGGAATACTCAATATTACTACATGCATGAGAGAAAGGATCTGACATATCAGGGGCTACATCCGCAAACACATCAGACATTTCGAACCATGACAAATCATCATCATCGTCTTGCTTATCAATCACTAACTGCTTTGTTGCGCGAAAGGCTTCCTTACCGCGGCGTCTTTTTGTAAGATTGCACGCAAGGCACGACACCACCACATTATCTCTACAGTGGCAGACTTCATTGTCTATTCGATCAAACGTCCATTGCATTGGATCGCGGATCGTCGGATATAACAGAAGACACTCTTCCAAACAATAATAACACTTCTGACCACAAGACACAAGCTTTTGCAATGCATCCGCATAACTAATGTGAACACCGGTTCCCATACGATCCTGCATACGGTCTTGGGACAAGTACCCGCGCAACTTCTCCTTAATATGACGAACAAACACAGGAACAACACTCACATACTGAAGAGGATAGCCCTCTTCTGGACCAATTATATATTTAAGGACATCCACCTGAATGCGGTGCGTGTAAAACTCCGACGATAATTCCAACTTTCTAGCGACATCCTTTACATCAACATCCATTGATAACTTCTTCATCTGGTACTTGCTATTTTTACCATTGATTACTATAGCCTTCACATCCGACTCCATGTCCATGTACACTATATATTCTATTAACAAACAACTTAAACTTAAAGGGGTATGATAATACATATGGACACAACAACTAATACATCAAACGATACAGCAATCGATACATCATCCGATATCTATTCATTCTATATATGCAAAATGTGTGAATGCGTTTATACACAGGCATCTGCAGTAGACTGCGCTTCATGTAACAATACCGCATGCGTCATGCTATATCAAGAAGACACAATTGAAAACGCTATACAACAAAAACGAAAACAATATGGTATGGTTATTCAACAAGAGGAATGCATAGAACTAAAACACCTCAAGTATAAATCCATGGTTCAGGGAGGAACCAGGAAAGACATTGGAGGAAGACCCATGAGCGACTCCATAAACACTCTAGACAAATTTCTAGAAGACGCTACAGCATCCAACAATACAGGACGATGGAACAAACTAGATAAAACAGTTAAACTTCAAAAAATGACAGAGTTTGCAGACACTTACGCACAGGAAAATGAATACAGCGAACAAGATAAGGAATCACTTATCATATATTTAAGAGACTGCCTTGACAAAAAAAAACTAATACGAGTAAAGGACGTGGAATATGACAACGTAAATGATAAACTATTAGCCATACCAGGACTTCAATATAATAAAACGTCTAAAAGACATACCATCAAAAACACAGACTCAAAAAGATCTTCCGTCACGAAATCACTACCGCAGAGAAAAACTGTCAAACTAAAACGGGAAACCGACAAATAATTCGCACAAAAATAAAGTATTGTTATTTTTGTACATACATCATACACTACACACTACCTTCGGCGACCACGCGTATTTGACCTTCTACTAGATTTACGCACGCGACGCGTACGCTTAGACTTCCTTTTGGTTTTACGTGACCGACGCGTACGCTTCGGGTTTGAACCTTTACGCACGCGACGCGTACCGCCGTTCTTGCGTGGGGTTTTTGGGGTTCTTACCCCCGCAATATTTCCGAGTCCCTTAATTGCACGCACAAGTATATTGGACGTACGTTGGCTGTTACTACTATATTTTTCTGGTATTGGTGCTACTGATGTTAATGATGTCAATGGTTCTGTTTCTTCTAGTGAGTGTAGTTCTGCTTCTTTTGCAGAGCGTTTGCCTGAAGATGAAGTAGAACCCTGAGAACCCTGACGACTACTCAATGTATGCGGCGGACTCAATGTATGCGGCGGACTATGACTATCTTCAGAACTATAAAAGATAGGTTCAGATTGAGTACGTGAGCTATCATGAGCAACCTTCATATTCATATTAGCATCATTTGTATCTTCAATTTCAATATACGTATTATCGCCATCTATTAATTCCTTAAGGTCTTCTGTAGTAAAATCTGGAACAGGGTTTTCCAAATATTTCTGTTCTTCCTGGTTATCTTGTAACTTTGTTTCAAGTTCAGTTTTCATATCAGTAAGACTATCAAGTTCTCGGAGAAGTTTGTTTATCTCGCATGAAATTTCGCGTTGCATTATACTGGCTGAACTGGTAATACGTGTTGGACGAGCCGTTTTACTTTGACATTTTTCAAGTTCTTCCTTTTTATTTTTCAATTCGGTTTGAATAGCCTCTATTTTATTCGTAGTATCACCGATAGCTGCTTTATTACGTTTAACAGCAACCTCATATGGGTTTGACATATATTCCGTACCGTCTTTCTCATCAAAATGCTTTTTGAGAGCGGTATAATTAGTATTCATTCTATCTAAACTACGTATAGCACCATCTTGAAGATCAACCGTAGTTAATGCAAGTGTTTGATTATCGTTAAAAGAATGTGGAGGTGTAGTAGCGTGTATAACTATTTTGTCCCATATGGTTCTGGTTCCACCACCTAGGCCGTGACAATTTATACGATTACGTATACGATCCATTAACTTATGTCGAAAACAGATATTTGTATATAAAGATTGCACAAGAACAGAACGATTCGTAAGACCAACACTATCGAAATATCTTTTCATGGCAATAGCCTCACTTATTGCAGGTATTACTTCTATAACTGCAAAATATGTGTCCGTATTTATATCTTTAGATTTAGATTCTCCTTTTTTTTTTAGTCCTTTTAGTGTATCAGAACTCTCCCTATCGATTGATAATTTACCATCTTTTAGAATTATTTTTTTGGATTTAAAAGTATTAGTTTGAAGAAGGTCTATCAATCTAGTTCCATCAATATCATTCTTACCATCGTTTTGGTATGCTTCGATCATGAACTCATTTATTTCGTATACCCATCTATCAATCAAATTAGCAAAAACCCATGTATAATCTCCAGAGCCTCGGGCATCATCAGGACGACCATCGTGTGAAAATGGTGCATTACTTTTTATCTCATTAGGCAATGACCATGCAAGACAGAACTCTAACATGGTAGCTAAAATAAGTTCAGGCGGAAATTTTGTAGCGAGTTGTTCAAGACCTTTTGTAGTTCGTAATCGCTGATTATTGGTGTATAAAGTGTTGAAACGTCTAACTATATCTTCATACTTTTCATTTTCATCTTCATATATTACGTCACCAATACCTTTGTCTGGTCCCCCATCTACATGAATATTATGTGCATTTATACAATCATAAAAAGTTTGTATATCGCTATAAAGCGTGCGATCCCAATCGTATCCATCGTTAAATAGAAGTGTATATCCAAATTTTGGCCAAAAACTTACCCCTGGGTCACTATGTTCTATATGAGCGTTCCCTAATGATAATATTGGTTTTCCTCTCACTCCAGTTAAACCACAAGGGCCACCATATTTTTGCCAATCGGCTACCAATGTTGATGGATATACGAGTTTCATCTGGGCAGGTTCACTCTTATAAGCAGCAAATACGGGTCGTATGGTCTTGCGTGCCTTTTTCATAACTTCACCAACGCTAAGATCAGGATATTTAGTCATGAGTTTTCCCACAAGTTGCGTTGCAAACACAGAGTTTCCTTTTTCTACTTCTAGAACCCTAGTACGAGCCTCTTGTACTAAGTGTTGGTTCTGTGGACTAGAAAATATCTTATCTCCAGCTCTATCCGGCATATCATCTTTCACCAATTGAGAAAATATATCATCCTCGTCCATATATTCAGTATTTATAGTACCCCCCGATAATAATCCCCGCCCCATCCCGCCTAAACCTCTAAACCTCAATCGGGTTCGAAACCACCTCCCCTTCGGCCGCATCGCGTGCAGTGGCCGCGTCGTCCCGTCCGCATTCTGCGCAGCACTCGCATTCCATCGCGCAAAACACGCAGCACACTGCGAAGAATATGATCGCACCTATTCCAACTGCTGAACTGTCCATTATTACAAGTATATGTCTTGTTTTTACGTTGTTTACATTACCGATCCATCACCGTCTTGCGATCCAGAATAACCCCCTTGCATACTTTGCTCACGATGCGAGCCTCTACCTCCAAATCATGAACCCTCATAATATTTGTAACCAACCTATGGTACTGGTCACGCCGTGTAGCAGTACCTCGGAAATGGTCTGGATACGCTACGCGCCAGTCATCTACCATCCTGCCTAGTTTCTGACCTACCTTGAACACTGAATCGGCTAGCATTTTCATAGCCTTCTCATTTCGCTCCCATCCAGATTCATCTTTCGCACATACCGTATTACGCCGCGCATCCGTACAATGGATAGGTCTCTCTGTAATAGACATATTCTGGATCGATTCCAAAATCTTACGGGTTATCGTAGCCACGTACCCATCGTTATCCATGCGATCCAGATCGGATACTGTACACACGATGGAATCCATCACCTCTTTCAACGTATACGCATCTTTGCAGTCCTCGTTGAGAAA